AATAAAATAAATGAGCTTGTATCTTTAGTAAAAGATATAAAAAAACCAACTATTGATAATCCGTATTATTATTATAGTTGGCTAAACTCTGCTTATTTAAATAATAAGAAAGGAAAAAGATTCAGAGATGAGTAAGTTTTCTGAGTTATTAAAATGAATAATATTTGGCATTTATTTTGTGACGAATCCGGCATAAGTGGCAAACCCTTTTATGCTTTTGGTGCGTTATGGATAAGGGAAGATAATATTGCTCGTTTTGAGAAAGAAATAAACAAAATACGCCAACGGCACTATTGTACCGATGAAATAAAATGGCAAAGCGCAAATTCTAAACGCTATTCTGAATTTTATAATGATCTCATTAAATTTTTCTTTCAATCAGATTATCTTTTTTTTAATTGTATTGTTGTTCAGTTATCTATAGTCAATAAAGCATTTCATAATGGGAATTATGAATTAGCAAAACAGAAACATTTCAATGAATTGATTTGTAACAAAATCAAAAGTTCTTTATATAGAAATAATCGATTTATTTTATCCGTTGATGAGCTACCTTTTAGCTATCATAAAGCAGATGAAGCAATGCACATCATAGCCAATAATATTATTCGCCAGAAAACAGCCATTCCAAATGCTATTTTAAGATTAAATGAGGTTAACTCTAAGCATTGTCATGGTGTTCAGTTGTGTGATTTATTACTCGGTGCAGTTTTAAGCGGTTATCAAAAGGATGTTTCTTCGGAAAGAAAACAAGCGCTATCGTTATTAATTGCTGAGCATTTAGGTTGGGATAAATTGATGTACGATACATTAAGCACCGAAAAGAAATTCAATATTTGGTATTTTTACGATCCAACAAAAGGACCAAGATTAGTAAAGACACAAAAAATCAAATTAAAATATTAAGCAGTAAAAAAGCAGACCTTTCAGCCTGCGTGTTGAGTGTCCTCACAAATCTTGTAATTTCCTCACTAGGCGGGATCACACAAAGTAGCCGCCTCTATGATTCTTTGTGCTTATTGTATTCTAATCTACCATTTTTATATTAGAACACAAGCTATTTTTTCTCTTTTTTCACTTCCATTTCATCATCTTCCACTTTCAGTTCGCACTCAATTTGACTGGTAAATCCACCGTCTGAAAGATTGTGTGTCACTTTGGTAATTAACCAGTTGGTTGCGTCAATTTCTGCTTTAAAGCCTGAAAGCTCAATGGGTGTTTCGGGGATTAAATCGGGTTCGCCAAAGGCAAGATTTAGGCTAAATGTCGCCACGCCTCGTTTGAGTTTGTCAAAGGCGGATTTTGCGGCATTGATGGCGGTTCTTTCGCTTGCATAAGTGTGGCGGAGTGATTTTATTTGCGCATTATCACTGGTGATTGGCTCTTGTTGCTCAATAGTGTTGTATTTGCGTTTGCTTAATCGTCTGCCTTTCACTGTGCCATTTTTCAGCGTTCTGCCTTTCGTCATATGCTGTTTTTTCACTATCTTGGTGTTTTCATCCACCGTAATCTCGCCACGTTTGCCAGTGTCCGTATCATGCCAATACGCCCGCACGGCTTTGTAGTTTTCGCTTTCTGCAATGGAGAAAGTGTAGCTGTCACCACTTTTGCGGGTGATTTTGCGCAGTGGAATCGGCTTGCCTGTGGCGGTTTTGCCTTGTCCTAACGGCATAAATAATAGCGTGCCATTTTTAACCGTGCACATCGCCCCGTGCTCTTCTGCCAGTCGGCTTAATAGATTAATGTCGCTTTCGTTGGTTTGGTCGATGTGCGCAATAAAGGTGTTAGCCAGTTTTTTCTCACAGTGGCTTTTGAGTTGGTTTTCTTTGGCGATAGTGTCAATGATTTCGCCTAACGTTTTTTTATCAAATGACCGCTCTTTTTGTTCGGAAAATGAGCCTTTTAAATCAGCCGCTCTTGCTCTGATGATTAATCGGTCTGCTGATCCTGCATCACCTGAAAATTGCACTTCATCCACGGAATATTGCCCTTTGTCAATCAGCGGTTTGCCTTTCCAACCAAGTGCAAGGCTGATTGTGGCATTGCGTGGCGGTAAGGCAAGTTTGCCATCATGATCGGATAATTCTAGGTCGAGTGTATCCGCCTCTAAGCCTCGATTATCTGTTAAAGACAAACTAATTAAACGGCTCGAAATCACTTGTGTGATGTCTTGCTGTTTTTTGTCTTTCGTGGTGATCTGGACCTTAAAAGCGGGCGTGCGGTGATTGTCGTTAAGATTTAAATCAAACATTAAAGGCTACTCATTAAACTCTCTGCAATGGCGATTAACATTGGGTCATCGGTGCGTTTTAGGCTCATGCTGAAATCAATCGCACGAGGTGCACCATCGCCAAAAAATTCTGTTCGGGTTTCTTGCACTCTTTCGATTACAAAAAAACCGATGATTTCAAAGGTTGCACCGTCAATCAGTGGAAAGGCACCGCCACTGTCTGCCATTAATTCCAGCGCTTTAATTGAAAATCTACCGCCAGTGATTTCTGGGATTAATCTGCCACTAATCGTCACGGTTTCGCTTTCTTTGCCAGTGAACTGTGTTTTTGGCATTGCCCCGACAATGGCATTGGTTGGATGTCGCCAATTTGATGTGCGGTCTAAACTTTGAAAAGGCACGGTTTGCCGTGTAAAAACGAACATACCCAATGTGGCAAGTGCGAAGTTTTGGAACATTATTCGCCTTCCGTAACGTTGACGTTCATTACCACCAATAAAACATCAATAAAAATAATCCAACCCCACCCGTTAATGTTGTGATACATCAAAAACGTAGCGCACCCTGTGACGGCGATGATTGATAAAAAATGGAAAAATAAGATTAAAATTGATTTCATGTTCTATCCTAAAGAAAAGTGCTGTCAAAAAATCCCATGATTTCTGACCGCACTTGGTGAATTAGCGAAAGAGAAATGCAATGCCGAAAATCACAAGCAACCAAAAAACAACAAGTGAGATTAACAGCCCACGCCATACAATATGCCGTGGCATATTTAATAAATAATCAATCAGTTTCTGTTTCATTTCGTTCTCTTGCTTTTTCTCGCCATTGCATTAATTCGGAAAATGTCATTTGCTCAAAGGCTTGTGGTTGCCAGTGGAAGATGATGGCAATGTCTGCCATGGCATCTTCCACTGTGGCGGCAATCATTACTCGGTCGCTTCGGTTGCCACTTCCGAGTTCTTCCCTAAAAAACCGACAGCCGCCGCAGCAAGCTCGGTGAAATCTGCGACTTCCATTGTGGCAAAGTCTGCTTTGTGCAGTACTGGCGATGTCACGCGTGGCAATAACACTTGTAATGCGTCCACATCCATTTGCAACACATCAAACATTTTTAAGCCTTTTAATGCGGGCACAGTCGGTTTATTGACGGTGATTTCCGTGATTTGGTTTTCGCCACGAGTAATAGGGTTGGTTAAGGTGATGATTTTGGTGTTTTCTGTTTTCATTTTATGTTTCCTTTAAAATCCCTCTTTTTTGTAAAGAGGGGAGGGGATTTAATAAAAGCCCCTTTCGGGGCAAGGTGTGTGAATTAAATGCCGATTGCTGCGCGATGTTCTGCGAGACGATCAACCCCACCGACAATGAAAACGGAATTGATTAAGTCAATTTCTACAAGGTCTTTGCCGTTTTCGATGATTTTGTAGTAGGTTAATGGCACGGTGTAGCTTTGTTCTGTATCATCGCCCGATTTGCTTGTGCCGTTGTCAATCTCGCCGAAACGACCGCGCATGACCAGTTCGATTGAAACCACTTCTTCGGTGTCATCTTGTTGATAGGCTCCCGCAAAACGTAATGCTGTGCCGTCAATTTTTCCGCCAAATTCTTTGATAAGTTCGGTCATATAACCGCCCATCTTGAATTGCGCTTCCAAGCCTTCTACCCCTAAATTCACTTTTACTGGACCAAACATGCCGCCTGCTCGGTATTCTTCCAGTTTCATCGCTAATTTAGGTTGGGTGATTTCGGTGACTTGGCCACGGTAAGAATTACCGTCAGCCAAAAAATTCATTAATTTGAGTTTACGAGGTAATGCCATTTTTTACGCTCCTACTTTTGCAATGTTTGCGGCAAATTCCACAAGGTATTCATCGCTGATGTATTGGTTGAAACCAAGTTGTTCTAACGGTGGAACAGGGCAGTAGTCATAAGACACAAGCAATTTTGCATCTTTTAAGGTTGCGGCAGTGTTTAAATTGGCATTGATAAATGCTTTACCACCGATTAAATAGCCTTGCGCCACATATTCACGCCATTTTGCGTTGATTGCTTCCACGATTTCTTTTACCAGATTCACAGAAATGTCTTTATCCATCGCCCAGTCAAAGGATTGTGCAATAGTGTCTTTCAACACTTGTGCGGTGCGAGTGTAGTTTTCGTAGATAAATAATTTGTCAGCCGAACGAGTGCGTAATCCCCAGAACTTAAAGCCATTGTGGTTTACACAACAGGTAATGCCTTGTTCATTGAGATAGTTCACGTCTGTTGCACTGTCGTTAATATCGAAAGAAAGCGGCTTGGTGACACCTGTCACGCCAGTTAAACCTTTGTTTGAAATGGAGGTATGCCAGCCGTATTCTTTGTCTTGATATGCACGCATTGAGGCAGCACGAACAACGGCATAATCCACTTCAGTTTGTTTGGTGTTTGGGTTAAACGATAAGAAATCACCGAAAATCAGCATTAATTCACGTTGTGAGAAATTGCGACCATATGTCACCGCTTCTTCTTTGGTTTTTGCTGTGCCACAAGAGGCATACACAAAGCCATTGAGTTTTTTCGCTACGCTTAAAAGCTCGGTGGTCACATCTTGGCTATCATATTTCGGGATGCAGAAAATACGTGGTTTAACGCCACAAACTGCAGCAGACACGAGGAACGCTTTTAAGCCAGTGTAATTGCCTTCGTTATCTACGGTTCCGATCACATTGGCTTTCATGGTGCTTTCATCATCGTTTTCTTCTACTCGAATGACGACAACTTTACAATTCACAATGTCCGCAATGCCATCTAATGCACGAGATAACGTGCCTTTTTTACCTGCTTTAGCTTGCATTTCAGCGGTGATACCAGTTAAAAGAGTGGGTTTGTTCAGTGGGAAAACCGATGCGTCTGCATCTGGTGCGGTTGCCACTAAACCGATAACTGCGGTGGATGATGTGGTGAGTGTTCGCAAGGCTTCGGAAATTTCCGTCACCTTGACCCCATGGAGATATTCATCAGTCATAATTTTAGCCCTATGGTTTCTATGGTTTGAAAAGATGTGGCTATTTTGTAAGGATTTAAAATCGAGGGGTAGCGCTTGGCGTTGTGATATTTAAACTAACAAAGGGCGGTTAGGTCGAGTCGGACGGATAAAAACGGCGGAATTACCCGCCGTCACTTTTATTACTCAACCTCAGTCTCAAAATCTACATGCTCATGTTGGTCTGCAAGGGCAATAAAATAAATCGGAAAAGAATCTTCATTTTTTGGCGTTTCGAAGTAATCGCCCAACTGTTCAAATGTCGGCGTATAATCCCCTAACTTAACAACACAAATTTTGTTGACCAGGTTAGGATGGACTTTAATTTGTGCCATCCCTCCAAAAACCGTACCTGGTTTAGCTGTCACTTTCTGCACCCATTGAGTTTTTTTACCCTGTTGGGCGGTAACGGCGGC